ATGATGTTGATGGAAGAAACCGCGGTGCCCCTGGCCGCGCTGCCGCTGGTGGAATTCAAGGCGCATCTGCGGCTGGGGACGGGGTTTTCGGATGGCGACATCCAGGACCCGGTGCTGGAAAGTTTCCTGCGCGCCGCCCTTGCCGCGATCGAGGGGCGGACGGGAAAGGTGCTGCTGGAACGCGACTTTTCCTGGGTGCTGAACCGGTGGCGCGAACCGCAAGGACAGGCGCTGCCGGTCGCCCCAGTGAACGAGATTCTCAGCCTGACGCTGCGCGATCGCAACGACGAGGCCGAGATCGTCCTACCGGCGCATTACCGGCTGGAGCGTGACGCGCACCGGCCCGTGCTGCACCCGGCGGGCACCTTCCTGCCGTCGATTGCCACGGGCGGCGTGGCCGAGGTCGTGTTCCGAGCGGGATTCGGTGGCGGATGGAATGATCTGCCCCCCGATCTGGCACAGGCGGTGCTGATGCTGGCGGCGCATTACTACGAGTACCGCCACGAGATGGCTCTGAGCGGAGGCTGCATGCCGTTCGGCGTGTCAAGCCTGATCGAGCGCTACCGCACCGTGCGCCTGCTGGGCGGGGGGGCACGCTGATGGTGGCCCCAAGGCTCAACCGGCCCTTGGTGCTGGAGGTCCCGCAGCGCAGCCCCGACGAGGCGGGCGGGTTCACCGAGACATGGATCGCGCGCGGCACGCTCTGGGCCGATCTGAGCGCGCGCACCGGGCGCGAGGCCGAGGGTGAGGCGACAAGCGTCGGGCGTGCCGCGTTCCGCATCACGGTGCGGGCCGCACCGCAAGACAGCCCGCGCCGCCCGCAGGCAGGGCAACGCCTGCGTGACGGCGCGCGGCTGTTCAATATCCTAGCGGTGACAGAGCAGGATCCGGGTGCTCGCTATCTGACCTGCTGGACCGAGGAGGAGGTGGTGACATGACCTACACCATGGCCGTGAGTCTGCAAGAGGCGGTGTTCACGCGCTTGACTGCTGATGCTGCACTGGGTGCGCTGGTCGGTGGCGCGATTTACGACGCGCTGCCCGGCGGTACGGTGCCACCGCTTTACGTGACGCTTGGCCCTGAAGAGGTGCGCGCGCGCAGCGATGGCACGGCGGGCGGGGCCTGGCATCGCCTGCCCGTCACCGTCGTCAGCGACCGCGCCGGATTTCTGCAGGCCAAGCGTGTGGCCGGTGCCGTCAGCGCCGCGCTGGAAGGCGCGCAGATGAGCTTCGACGAAGGCACTCTCGTGGGCGTGCAGTTCTGGTGTGCCCGGGCGCAGCGTGAAACCGGCGGCAGCCGTCGCCGGATCGACCTGATCTTTCGTGCGCGCGTCGATGCCGCCGCCTAACCCCGACATCAAGGAGCAAGACGATGACAGTACAGAACGGCAAGGACCTGCTGATCAAGATTGATCTCGACGGCAGCGGAAATTTTCAGACGGTGGCGGGGCTACGCGCCACGCGCGTGAGCTTCAACGCCGAAAGCGTGGATGTCACAAGCTTGGATTCCGCCGGTGGCTGGCGCGAACTGCTGGCCGGCGCGGGTGTCAAATCCGCCAATATCAGCGGCTCGGGCATCTTCCGCGATGCCGCCAGCGATGCGCGGGCGCGGCAGATCTTCTTTGACGGAGAAATGCCGGATTTTCAGGTGATCATTCCCGATTTCGGCACCATCGAGGGGCCGTTCCAGGTGAGCGCGATCGAATATGGCGGCACGCATGACGGCGAGGCGACGTATGAGCTGTCGCTGGCTTCGGCCGGGCGACTGATCTTTACGGTGCTGTGACCGTGATGGCCAATCCATACGCAGGCGAGGTGGCGCTGGTGATCGATGGCGAGCGGCACTTGATGCGGCTGACCCTCGGGGCACTGGCCGAGCTGGAAGCGACACTGGCGCAGGGATCGCTCGTCGATCTGGTGAAGCGCTTCGAGGAGGGGGCGTTTTCCACCCGTGACGTGCTGGCGCTGATCGTCGCCGGTTTGCGCGGTGGCGGTTGGCGTGGGAACGCGACAGACCTCTTGAGCGCCGAGATCGAGGGCGGGCCGGTGGCTGCCGCGCGCGCCGCCGCTGAAGTGCTGGCGCGCGCCTTTTCCCTACCGGAGGATGACAAATGAACGACCGCTTTGACTGGCCCGCGCTGATGCGCGCCGGACTGCAGGGCCTGCGCCTGAAGCCATCGGAGTTCTGGGCGCTGACGCCGGTGGAACTGCGCCTGATGCTTGGCGATCGCGGCGGCCTGCGCCCGATGGCGCGCGACGGGCTGGAGGCGCTGCTTCAGGCCTTTCCCGACACCCAAGGAGGCATGAGAGATGGATGAACTGGGGCGCGCCGACGAGCTTGAAGCGCAGATCGAGGCGCTGGATGACGCCATGGGGCAGGCGACGGGCATGGCCGCGGCCTTCAACGCGGAACTGGGCCGGGTGCGCGGAGGCTTCGCCACGGCAGGGCAGGACGTGCGCAACCTTGAGCGCGGGCTGAGCCGTGGCTTGCGATCCGCACTGCGCGGCGCGGTGGTCGAGGGTGACAGCCTTTCGGACAGCTTGCGGCGGATGGCGACGATCATGGTCAACTCGGCATTCAACGACGCCACGCGACCGGTCACCGATCAGCTTGGCGGGCTGATCTCGCAGGGCGTCGGCGGCCTTGTGCAGGGGTTGTTTCCCTTTGCCAAGGGCGCGTCCTTCTCGCAGGGCCGCGTGCAGCCCTTTGCCAATGGCGGGGTCGTCAACGGGCCGGTCAGTTTCCCCATGCGCGGTGGCACCGGCCTGATGGGCGAGGCGGGGCCCGAGGCGATCATGCCGCTCAGCCGTGGCCCGGACGGGCGGCTCGGTGTGCGCTCGCAGGGCGGCGGCGGTGTCAGCGTCGTGATGAATATCCAGACGCCGGACGTCGAAGGCTTTCGCCGCAGCCAGGGGCAGATCGCCGCACAGCTCGGCCGCGTCATCGGACGCGGCGGGCGCAATCGCTGAAAGGAGCGCGGGACATGGGATTCCACGAGGTCAGATTTCCGACGAACTTGAGTTTCGGCGCGTTCGGCGGGCCGGAGCGATTGACCGATATCGTCACGCTCGCCAACGGGTTCGAGGAGCGCAACACGCCGTGGGCGCAAGCGCGGCGGCGCTATGATGCGGGTGTGGCTCTGCGGAGTCTTGATGATATTGAGGCGCTGATCGCGTTCTTTGAGGCGCGGCGCGGGCAGCTTTTCGGCTTTCGCTGGAAGGACTGGACCGACTTTAAGTCGGGCGGTGCCAAGGCTGAACCGGATTACCGCGATCAGGACATCGCCACGGGGGATGACGCGACGCGGGCCTTCCAGTTGATCAAGACCTATCGCTCGGGTGATCAGGTGGCCGTGCGTCCTGTCATGAAACCTGTCAGCGGTAGCGTGCGTATCGGCCAGGGCAATGTCGAGATGGTCGAGGGCTTTGATTACGATGTGGACGAGACCAATGGAATCGTCACCTTCACCGAGCCGCCCAATCAGGGCGTGATGATCACCGCTGGATACGAGTTCGACGTGCCGGTGCGCTTTGATACGGACCGCATCCAGACCAGCCTTGCCAGCTTTCAGGCCGGCGAAGTGCCCAATGTGCCGGTCGTGGAGATCCGGATATGAGTGTGCTGCTGGACCATCTGGAGACGGGTGTGACGACCACCTGCCGGGCCTGGGCACTGACACGGCGCGACGGCGTGGTGATGGGCTTCACCGATCATGATCGCGCTTTGCAGTTCAACGGTGTCGAGTTTCGCCCCGATACCGGTCTGACAGCGCTTGCGCTGCAACAAAGCACGGGTCTGTCCGTGGACAACACCGAAGCCATTGGCGCGCTGTGCGATGCCGCGATCCGCGAGGAGGACATCGAGGCCGGCCGCTATGACGGGGCGGAACTGCGCGCATGGCTGTTGAACTGGCAGGACGTGAGTGCGCGCAGGCTGCTCTTTCGCGGCACGATAGGCGAGTTGCGCCGTGCGGGCGGCGCGTTCGAGGCCGAGCTGCGCGGCTTGACCGATGCGCTCAACGTGCCGCTTGGCCGGGTCTTTCAGACGCAATGCAGCGCGATTCTTGGCGATCGCGACTGTGCCTTCGATCTCGAAACGCCGGGCTATGTGTCCGAGCGCCCCACCGAGGAGGTCGAAGACAACCGCGTCTTTCGCTTTGCCGAGATGGGCGGCTTTGCCGCTGACTGGTTTCGCCATGGCGTCATCCGCGTGCAAAGCGGCGCGGCCTCTGGGCTGGTTGGTCTGATCAAGCGCGACCGGAGAGACGGCGCGGGACGCATGATCGAGCTGTGGCACCCTCTGGGCGCGCGCGTGGCCTCGGGTGACATGCTGCGGATTGAGGCTGGTTGCGACAAGCGGCACGCCACCTGTCAGTTCAAGTTCTTCAATCTGGCGAACTTTCAGGGGTTTCCGGATATCCCCGGTGATGACTGGACGATCACCGATCCCACCAAGTCACCGCGTCGCGATGGCGGGAGCCGCAGGCGATGAGCGCGCAACGCGACCGGATCGTGGTGGCGGCGCGCGGCTGGATCGGTACGCCTTACCGGCACCAAGCCGCGTGCCGCGGGGCGGGCTGCGATTGTCTGGGCCTCATTCGCGGGCTGTGGTGCGAGGTCAGGGGGGCCGAACCCGAACGCCCGCCCGCCTATTCAATGGATTGGTCGGAACCCGCACGGCAAGAGGCGCTCTGGCAGGCGGCGGCACGGCACCTCGTGGCGAAACCGCTGGCCAATGAGGTCCCCGGCGACGTGATCCTGTTTCGCATGCGCGCAGGCTCTGTCGCCAAGCATCTTGGTATCGTGGCCGACATTGGCGCGGCGGCCACCTTCATTCACGCCTATTCGGGCCACGGCGTCGTCGAAGGCGCACTCAGCGCGCCATGGCGGCGGCGCATCGTGGCGCGGTTTGCATTTCCCGAGGAGAGCTAA